ACTTCATCAACATTTTTACCTGCTCGCAACATCTTCTCGCCAAGTGGCGAAAGCATTTTCTCAAGTGACTGTCTTGCAACATCGGCATTTTCTTTAATCACTTGGATTTTATTTTTTAAACTTTCAATTTCGGCATCATTTGCATTTCCACCAACGCTAATACCATCAAAATCTGCACCAACCTGTTTTGTCGCTATTCCCGCTTTTAATTTTTCGATTTCAGCGTAATATTTTTCTATATTTTCAAGTTGCTTAGTGATTTTAAGAGATAATGCCGCTTCGGTGATTTGATCATAAGATTCAGCTAAAGCTTGGTTAGCAACAGATGTATCTAATGCCCATTGTCGAGCTTCTGCCGCTTGTGAACTGAAAAATAATAATGATGTAGCCGCAATACCAATAACACCAGCTGGGCCACCAAGTAAAGCCATTACACTTTGCAAACCTTTTGCCGCCATCGTTGCAAGATTAGTTGCTGTAGCAAGGTTTCGTTTTGCTGTAGCTTCCGCTTCTGCAAGTGCAATAATTTGAGCAGACTGCACTTTCATTCTTTCACGCAATGCAAATCGAGTTTGTTCAGATTGAGCAAGCTGTAATTGTGCAGTCAAACTAGACATTTCAAGTTGTGCGGCAACTCGCATTGCTGTTGCTCTTTCATAAATGCTTTTTGCTTCCGCTGTATGAGCTAAAGCATTTTTTGCACTGATAATACCTGATTTTGCTAACTCTGCACTGTACTGGCTGATTCTACCAACGGCTAAGGCACCAGTTAAAACAACCGCTGCAGTGATTAATTGATCAAGATTTTTCGAAACAAAATCTACACTCTCGCCAAGTTTTTGTGTGATTCCATAAGTGCGGTCAGCTTCACCGGCATATTTAATAAATGATGTTTCGAGATTGGTGTATGACATCGAAAGTGTTTTTACACGTTTCTCGAAATCACTATCCACAGATGATTTTGCTTTTTCAAGTGCAGTTATCACTTTGTTGATAGATAACTCACCATTCTTACCCATATCTTTAAGTGCGCCAACGCTAACACCTAAACCATCTGCAATAGCTTGTGCTAAAGGCGGTGTTTGTTCTATTACAGAGTTTAGTTCATCACCACGCAACTCGGCACTTCCTAAGGCTTGACCAAATTGCATTAATGCCGCCTCGGCTGCGCCTGCGCTAGCACCTGAAATTGCGACAGATTTTGCAACAGTTTCTGTTAATTCAGCTACTTGTAATTGAGATAAATTTAATCTATCTGCATTTTGCGCAAAACGTTGATAAATTTGAGCGGTAGCACCAACTGACTGATTGGTTCGAGATGATATATCAAACACGCTTTCTGTAGCCTGAGCCATTTCTGTCTGACTATGAGTCACTAGTCTAATACGGTTCTGTAACTCAGTGTAGCTATCCATCATTGCAATAGCTTGCTTTGACAAATCTTGCGCTCTACCTAAATTATCAAGGCGAAAACTCCATTTTGTTGTCGAATTGATGTTATTGGCGGCTTTCTCAATATTATTTAAATATTGTGTAGTGCGTTCTGAGAACTGACGTGCTTTTTCTTGAGCACGAGAAAAATTAGCTTCAAATTGTCTAGTAAATTTTCGGGTCTGATACTCCGACTTACTCAATCCATTCTGAAATTGGACTGTATCGAGACTTAACCCGATGTATAAACTACCGAGTGATGACATATTTTCTCCAGAAATAAAAAAAGCCCGCATATTGCGAGCTTTCTATACAAACACTAACTATTTAATGATGACGTATTTAACTTCGTTTTCTTTTTCAATTTGCTGTAGCACTTCATTTTCAGTTTTCTTCATAAAGAAAAACATAGCAACTTTTGCAAAAACAAAAAAGGTAATGTAAGCCAGAGAAACACCAAGTAAAATTTTTGTGGTTATGCCTGTTACAGCCAAGATAAAAATAATAGGTAACACAAAGAATAAAGCAAAAAACGCAATAATCTCTTTGCTCAACCACCGGATAAGTTTAATTTCATCTTTAAACATAACCCCTCCTTATTTACTTACCTATACTGTACAAAATACATTCATTTTAATCAATAGAGAGTAGCTAATTTTTTTAACTTTTTTACTAAACAATCAACGATTTAACAAATAAGACTCTACGCCATCATCTTCTTTATCTTCTGATGCCTTATTCTCATTGAAAAATGGCATTAAATCGTTCAATGTCGTGGCTTTCTGTTTTGGATCTTTATGAATTAACGCTAACAAATGAGCAATCTGTGCAGTGCGATAATCATCTCTCCACAAACCAAATGGCTGCTCTTGATAAAACAGCATATATTCCTGAAGATGTTTTTCAGGCATTTGTTCGATTTCTTCTAACGTTTTGCCCAACGCAAGCGATAAAGTTATTTGGAACTTGCGTCGGTCATTAAGTTTTTTGGTTCATCACCCATCAATGCGCGACTTAATTCTTCAGAAACTTCATTATCTAGGCTTGATAATGCTTTCAAGTCATCTTCATTTTCAAAATCAAACAATAGATTGCCATCTTTATCACATAAGCGGAGGGCTAGATTTCGGGCTAAACGATATGGATCGTAAACTTTTCCTAATTGCTTACCTAACTCATCGGGATCATCATAATCAAGATCAATACCCTGTGCTTTTGCAATATCACACAATAGTTTGTGCTGGCCAAACAATCCACGATTCACATCACCGACACTTAATGCTCTTACATAGTATTTTTCGCCAAGAATTTCTATTTCGGTTACTTTAGGTTTATGCTGCAACAATTTGTTTCTCAAATCCATTGTATTTACCCTCTTTTATGGTTAGAATTTACTCGCAGGTAAATTTCTCCTGCAATAAAGGTTAATCTAATAATTAAAGCCAAGAGCCGATCACTCTTGGCTTTTTTTTTATTTTTAAGCTACAGGTAAGTGATATTCCTGTTTTGTATGCTTAATAGTTGCACCGCTTTCAAATTTACCCATAGTTTCACCAGAGTAACCATTGCCTGATTTGAAATAACCAGTACCATACATCGTGCCTTGGTCATTTGGGAAAACTAAACGGAAAGGGAACTTCGATTTCGAAAAGAATTTTTTACGGCATAATTTTTGCATTTCAGACACTGGCGCAGTAAAGAACTTCATCTGTGTCTCACCGTACTCGAACTCACCAGCTTCGGTGGCTTTGCCATCATCACACATGGTAGTCACATCTTCTTCAGTCAATGTATCTTCACTGCGTTCTAGATTTCGGAGCTCACAGAAATTATTTGACCATTTCACTAATGCCGCTTTAGCATCAGTAAATACTGTTGGTTGATCATACGCTGACCAATCAACTTCATCAGCTAACGTGATTACATCTGCCGATACAGATTTAACTGGATAATATCCATCTAGCGCACCTAAGCCGGTAATTAAGACGCAATCACCAGTTTTGAATCCGCTTGAAGGAATAGTAATTGTTGCATTTGGTGTTACAGCACAAGCTGTAATTTTCTTGCCGGCATCTTCAGATGTGCCAATATAAAACCGTGTTTTTTGGAACGGTGTGGTTTTTGCTGCCATGTTTTATTCTCCATAAGCAATTTGATAAGTTATTACCCGACGATGTAATTTTGTATCGGGTTCGTAGTCGCTGAAATCACTTTCTCTCTCGGCATAATCAAATGCCGTTTCAAGCGCGGTAAAAATAGCCTTTCGCAGAGCGAAAATGTCATCAGGATTTTTACTATAAACATCAATCTGCACCGTGAAATCATCCAAATCCCCATCTTCCAACGCTGAATTTGGTGATATTGTTGGGAATTGATATACGATGACTGGATAGGCACTATTTGTTTCAGGAATCAACCCATAAAAACAACGACCTGACACCAGTGGATTTAGAGCACTAAAGAGCTTTTTTTGGATCATTTACGCCCACCTCGCAAAATTTCATCTCGTAATGTCATGATGATTTCACGGCTTGCTTGTTCTTTCTTTGCAGTGAAAGCTGGACGTAAAAACGGTTTAGCTGGCATTTTAGATGTGCCAAATTCCACAAATCTCCAATAGTAAGGATCGTCCGGATTAGCCGAACTATTCTTGCCATTACTTTTAAAAGCTGTAATCTTGCTAATTTTAAGTTTCCGGACAAAAATTTTTGTAGTTACAGAACCGTTATCACCTATTTTGGTTCTAGCAGAAATAGCCTTTTTCAAGGTTCCTCTCTTACGATGTGACACACTGTGTTCTAAAACAGGAGCATTTGCTCTTGCTTGATTTCTAATAACTGCCCCACCTTTTCTCATTGCCTTCACGCCAATGCTATTTCTAACTTTTCGTTCAAGCGAGTTCATTGCTTGACCAAGCTCTTTTAAACCTTTAATGTTTACAGACAAATTAGACATTACCAGTCTCCTTACACATAAGCTGTAAAGACACGTCACGCTCTTGAGTATTAAGCACGGAAAGAATTTCAAATTCTCTTTTCCCAAACTTAACCTTCATTGTGGGTTTAATGCCATCTATATGACGTAACCATATTTGAGTGGTAACTTCAGACTGTACTTGCTGGGCTGAAAAATACTCTCGACCTGATAACGGTCTAACATCAGCCCAAACAGTAGCTACTATCTTCCAGGTTTGAGAACTTGCACCATAATCATTCACTTCATTAACTTGCCGCAACAAAGTAATTCTGTGACGTAGCTTTCCTATGTTCATCCTAATCACCTACACATCTATAAAACGATAACGCTCAATGATGGCTTTAACAGTTGGAGGCAAATCAAAGTTTGTTACACCTTGCCCTTCGTTCCATCCACCACGGTTTTCATATAGGTAAGCGATCAGCATTAATATAGCTATTTTCAAATCACCAGTGATTTCTTGTGCATTAATCAGTTTTTCTTCGGGCAATGTATTAAAAAGCACTCTATTCGTGTGGTTCTCAACCATCGCCTTTGCTGCAACTAGATAGGCTGACAACAAATCATCTTCCTCATCATTATCAATGCGACATTGCAACTTAATTTCGTCTAGTGTGATTTCCATTCATCCCCCAAATAAAAAATGCGGCCATTTCTGACCGCACTTTTACCTATTTACCTGTTAATGCTTTAATTGCTGACACATCTTCGAGTACGCAGTCAAAGCGATGGAACGCTAAGAAACCTACTTGATCGAACTCTGCGTAACGTTCCACTAAACGACGCAATGTCATACCTGATACGCGACGAATGATGAAACGGCTGAAATCACCAAAGTAAGCAAATTTCTTACCGGAACCAATATCTTCAATCCCCTGATCGATAACATATTGATGGCCTAAGATGGTTGCAGGCGCTACGCCAGCCACATCAGGCAACCATAACGGACGTTTTTGTCCGTCCACCATTTCTTTCAACGTTTTTAACGTGTTATCGTTAAAGGCAAGGCGAGTGTTACCAACATTGCGGTAAGCAGGATCTACCGAGTGGATTAATTCGTTAAAATCTTGCCATGCAACAGCAGCGGCTGCCGCTTGGGTTACACCAGTAACTGCAGTTTGTAAGCCTTTAGGTTGAGCAATGGAACCTACACCAGTACCTTGGATAAGGTATTTGGCTTCTGCACGGCCAATACGTTCTGCAATTCGACGAGATAAATACCCTTCGATATCCACACCTGAATCTTGTAACAATTCGTTTGATACGCGGATAATTTTTGATGAGAGTTTTTTCGCACCAAGCTCAGCTGTGCCAAATTCAGTATCTTGTTCAGTTGCTGCTGTATTTTCACCAACTAATTCACCTTCTTCGACAGTGCCGTTTGCAGTTGCCCAAGCAATAGCACGACCGTCTGCAGTGTTAATGATTTGAGCAACGTTTGCAATACCACCAAAGGCTTTCATTTGTTCAACAATACGAGCCTGCATTTCTTTAGGTACGGTGTAGCCACCTTTATTGTCCATGCCTGCCGCTTGCGCACGAAGTTCTGCCATAACTTGACGTTCTTCTTGGCTTAATTCGCCTAAGCCACGACGTAAGAACGAATTAAATGCTTGGGAACGTTTAACTTCTACATCAATAACTGGTTTTGATTCAGTTTCAATTTGACGTTGTTCTTCAACAAATAAAGCATCAGTTGATCGTAATGATTCTTCACGCTCAATTTGTGATTCAACACCGCTTAACTCGGATTTCATTGAATCCCACTTAGTGCGTTGTTCTTCAGTCCATGTTTTTTCGCCAATTTCATCATTCAATTGACGCATTTGAGCCGCGATATTACGACGTTTTTCTTGAAGTTCATGTAATTTAGCCATGATTTTTCCTCTTTTTGTCCTTATATTTCAAAATGACCATTAATATCGCTGGAATGATGAAAAAGATTAGATAGGTAGCAATTGGAAGCCAGATGTAGCGATAATCGATAGA